TATATTCATTACTCTTCAACGAACCATTGAATAAATGTCAGGGATGTGATAGAAGACAGTACAGAAAGGTAAAACACTATGTTGACACCCATTATCCCAAAAATTAATATTTATAGGTATGGAAAAGGAAAATAAAGGACGCAAAACAACAGAGGTAGAATATGAGGAACGATTGGTCCGCGTATTTGAGATGATGTTGTATGAACGTTTAAACTCAATTGAGTTCAGAAACAAAGCATCAAAAGAGTTTGGGATAACCACACGACAAGCGGACAATCTATGGAAGGATGCAAAGGATAGGTTAAAACTACGTTTTGAGGACGAGAGAGAAGAGTTATTGTCATCACAGATAGAAAGGTACTTTGACCTCCTTAATCGTTGTAGAATGTCAAATAACCGTAGGGTAGAGAAAGAGGTATTGGATTCTCTTACAAAACTATTTGGATTGGAGGGAACTCAAAAGGTGGACATTACCAGTGGAGGGGACCCAATCTCAATCAATATTATATTAGATAAGTAATATATACGTATATATTTTTTTGTATATTTGTGAGATAAAAATTTCGATAAATGAAACGATTAGAAGTAAAAGCGGGTGACCGATACGGACGTTTAACAATTATTAAAGGAGTTGAAACAAAAAATGGTAATAGATATTTTGAATGTTTATGTGATTGTGGTAATGTAGCAATTGAACGTTTACATCATTTAACAAAAGGTATTACTAAATCTTGTGGTTGTTATAGAAAAATTATAAATAAAAACAGAAAAATACACGGACATAGTAATAGTACCCCAACATATAATAGTTGGGCAATGATGAAACAAAGATGTTATAATTCAAATAGAAAGGATTATTACAATTACGGTGGTGCAGGAATAACTGTTTGTGAAAGATGGAGAAATTCATTTGAAAACTTTCTTTCCGATATGGGTGAACGACCTATTGGAACAACATTAGATAGATACCCAAATCAAAGTGGTATTTATGAACCCGATAATTGTAGATGGGCAACAATAAAAGAACAGAATAACAACAAAAGACAACGTGGACATAAAACTAACTAAACGTCAAACAGAAGCGTGGGAATATCTAACTGATGATTCTACTACCGAAGTAGTATTTGGTGGTGGTGTTGCCGGTGGTAAAACATTTATATTGGCGTTATGGGTTTGTACTATGTCATTAAAATATTCTGGTACAAGATGGTTGGTTGCACGTACCGTATTACAACATCTTAAACTAACCACACTAAAAACGATTTTAGAGGTATTACAGACACTTGAATTAAAAAGTGGTACACACTATACCTACAACGGTCAAAACAACGTCCTGACCTTTTACAATGGGTCAGAAATCATTTTTAAAGATATCCAACACAATCCCTCAGATATTAACTTCGATAGTTTGGGTTCACTTGAAATTACAGGTGCGGCAATTGACGAAGCACAACAATCAAGTAGAACCGCATACGCAGTAATCAAAAGTCGTATAAGATACAAGTTAACAGAATATAATCTTAAACCAAAGATATTGATGACCTGTAACCCTGGCACAAACTATATTAAATCAGAATTCTTTGTACCCTTCATTAAGGGGGATTTAGAATCAAATAAGAAGTTTGTTCAATCGTTGGTAACAGATAATCCACACATCAGTCCCGATTATATTGAGAACCTTAAATCATTACCATTACCACAACAAAAGAGATTACTTCAAGGTAATTGGGAATACACAGATGAGATAGGGATGGTATTTGATTATGACAGTATCGTATCATCCGTTTTCCGTAATGATATTAACATTGGTGATACAAAGTATATGTCGGTTGACGTTGCTCGATTTGGGTCGGATTCTACGATGATTTGTATATGGGTTGGATTATGTTTGATTGATGTAAAACAATATCAAAAGATAGATACCGTACAAGTTGCTGATGAGATTAAAACTCTTATTCAAATCCACGGAATACATCCACAGAATGTTATAATCGATTCTGATGGTGTTGGAGGGGGTGTTGCGGACCAGATTAGGGGTAAGAACTTTATTAACAATTCATCTCCATTACATAATGAAAACTATTCCAATCTTAAATCCCAATGTTATGTTAAGTTGGCGGATGAGTTTAAAAAAGGAAATATATCTATAAACCTATCCAACCCATCACTGATAGATTCTTTAACTCAAGAACTAATGAGTATTAAACTTAAAGATGTGGATAAAGATAATAAGGTTGCGGTAATGAGTAAGGAAGAACAGAAACGTTTATTAGGTCGTTCTCCTGACTTTGCTGACGCAATTATGATGCGTATGTATTATGAACTTAAACCAAAAAATAGTGGCAGATACGCCATAGCACGATTATGAGTAAAATAACTTTTGAATTAGAAGGTATTGAATATAAAATACCCACGTACATTACACTTGAAAACTATGTAAAACTATACAAGATAAATGGTTTGTTTGATGATGAATACTTCCAAGCTAAGTTAGTTAGTGTTTTAACAGGAGCACCTGTTGAGAAACTTATGGATGCTGAACATCAGAAAGTACATTTTATAACCAATAGATTGTTAGAAATTATACCTGATGAAAAACCCGGTTTTGTGGATAGATTTACATTAGATGGTGTGGAATACGGTTTTATACCCAATTGGAAGAAGATGTCATTTGGTGAATATGCGGATTTGGATACATTATTAACCAAGAAAGATAGTGAGATATTAGATTACCTACACGTAATCACCGCAATCTTATATCGACCAATTACAAAAGATAATGGTAAACATAAGTTTGAGATAGAAAAGTACAACCAAGAAAGTTTGGAGGGTAGAGCAGAACTCTTTAAAACCAAACTTGATTGTGAGATTGCGTTAGGTGGTCAGTTTTTTTTTACACTTTTCGCAAAGAACTTATTAAACTTTACCCCAACATCTTTGAAGAATTGGATGAAGATAAGTTGGACGCAGATAAAATTCGCTTGGAAATGGAGGACGATTCTTTGGAAGGTAATTTTTCGAAAAGATTTGGATGGTACTTGGTTCTCAACAGAGTTGCTCAAGACGACTTTACACGACATAAAGAAATCATTACCCAAACAATAATATCGGTTATGAATCAATTATCTTATATGATTGAAAAAGATAGATTGATTGAAAGGAAACAAAAACAAATGATGGGAACTCAAACCCACTAAATTTATATTTAATTGTAGATGATTACCAATTTAAAACAAATTATCCAAGATATGAGTGGGATGGCATATTACCACCCACAAATCAACTCTTTTGGGTTTGGTGATATCACGCAGATAACAATGGATATTGAAACCAAACAGGAACCCGTATATAAAGGGACGTTATGTCAGATACGTTGGAGATTGCCAAAGATATGTTCACCATTATGTACCAATCTTATACCGCACAATACGGTAATTTCAGTTGGTACTATGAACCAGAGTGGGGACCACAGGTTATCCCGTTCTTGGAACGATTTGAAACAATATTAGGGGGATGGACCCTTAACATTACGTTAGAACAACCATTTGATTACAATGAGTGTGTATTACCATTCTCAGGTTTAACATTACCTCCAAGTGTAAATCTTGTTAACTACAAACAAGTTATTGAAGATTTTGAGGAGATTGCACGAGCACACGAACAGATTAACAGTTTTGGTTTTGGGGACATAACACAGATTACAATGGATATTGAAACAGAAAAGGAACCTGAGTATACGAGAATGTACGTTGTTCCGAATAATACTGTGTTGGACCAAAACCAATTAACATACAATTTCCAAATCATTGTTGCGGATAGATTAGATAATACCTATTCCAACCAAAGAGATGTGATGAGTGACACATTGGAAATTACGAAAGATATATTCACAATTTTATATTTATCAGAGTACGAGAGCGAGTGGAACGCAACAGTTGAACCATTTTTGGAGAGATTTGAAACGGTTCTCGCTGGATGGACATTAAACTTAACAATAACACAACCATTTGATTACAACAGATGTGATTTACCAGAGTTACCATTTACCAATAATACTTGGGCTGAATTGGCTGAACTGTGGAACACTATTTCTCAGGATTGGGAGAATGTTTAAAAGAAACCAAACAATAAACTAACTATGGGTCAGTTAACAAATTTATATGTATCACAATCTTACCAAGGATTGTTAAAACTTCAAGATAGTACAACAGGAGTAACAGGAACACTCCAATATGTACAAGATGGATTGGGAAATAATCTCCCAATGTTGGCATCAACCTCTTCCATTGTCATCACCGGTTCATTCCGTGGGGATGGTAGTGGATTGACAGGGATAACTATTGATAGTGGTTCATTGGTAACCACATCATCATTTAACGCATATACATCATCAAATGACACAAGGGTTAATTCTCTCATTAATGCTACTGGTAGTTATGCTACTACTTCATCGTTGTCTTCGTTATCGGGTTCAATCGCGACGACGGATTTAGCACAAAATAATAGATTAAATTCTATTGAAAGTATTACAGGTAGTTTAGCTACAACAGGTTCTTTAAACTCATATCTTTTAACATCTTCTTTCAATGCATATACTTCATCAAATGATACCAAGGTTAATGCGTTAATTGCTCAAACAGGTTCTTATGTAACTGAAACTGAGAGTGGTTCATTTGTAACAAGTGTTACAGGGGTAAGTGATACAATCACAGTAACCAAAGGTAATGGTACAACAAATACTGTTACTGTTAATAACGTAGTTAACGCAACCTCAGCATCGTT